AAACACTTAAACCAGTATCAGTAAAACTTGTTGAAGTAACTGTTGTTGCTGTTGAAAAAGTAGCTTGCACTACCTGCAACACCTTGCCACCACCAGCAGGGGCAGCCCACTTCAATCCTGTCGTTTGCGCAGAATCCGCTACAAGTGTGTGGCCGTTTGTGCCTACTGCTAGGCGGCTAAAAGTATCTGCACCTGTTCCAACAATTAAATCGCCTTTAGCATCGTAGGCGGTTGCAACTGTGTTAGTTACTACTGGGATTGGGCCAGTTCCTGAAGCTACCGAAATACCAGTGCCAGCTTGAACTTCAGTTATATCGCCTTGATCATTATTTATCCAAGCAGGAACGCCACCTGACACTGCCAAAATCTGACCAGCAGTTCCAATTGGTAAGCGAGTGTTTGTGTTGCTGGTTGCTGAGCGGTAAGCAATATCTCCAAGTGTTGTTTCAGGATTTAAGGCCTTAGTAGTTGTATCCACTGAATTGCCGAGGGTTCTTATGGCAGCTGCGCCATCCTTAAACACTTAAACCAGTATCAGTAAAACTTGTTGAAGTAACTGTTGTTGCTGTTGAAAAAGTAGCTTGCACTACCTGCAACACCTTTCCACCACCACCAGCAGGAGCAGCCCACTTAAGGCCTGTCGTTTCCGCAGAATCCGCAGTTAAAACTGTTCCGTTAGCGCCAACACCGAGACGCGCATCAACTGTTGAAAATGTAAAAACATCTCCCTTAGTTGTTAAAGGTGTTTGATCTGATGGACTTGCCCAGCTTGGAACTCCAGCTGCGACTGTTAAAACTTGCCCTGCTGAGCCAATAGCTAATCTAGTGTTTGTGTTGCTGGTCGCTGAGCGATAAGCAATATCTCCAAGCGTTGTTTCAGGATTTAGCGCCTTGGTGGTTGTATCGACTGAATTGCCAAGGGTTCTTATGGCAGCTGCGCCGTCCTTGACTAAATCTGTATCGTCTGGAGTCTCCCAGTTGTAATTCGTTGTATTGGCCATTAACTAATAACTCCTATCGCGTCTTGCCATTCTAGCGTATTAAGAACACTATTCCAGCTTTCCGCTGCATTGACTTGAGCCCATTGTTGGGCAAAGGCCGAGAACTCTGTTGGGGTAGCTAAGAAGGTAACTGAAAGGCCCGAGACTGAGGCGTTAAAAGTCCAGCCTTCAACAAAACCAGTAAATTCGCCACCAAGGATATTAAGGGGAAGGTTAGTAATTCTGACTGGCTGACCCATAAAAATATTTAATAGGGCATCTCGGTCTGCGTTGTCAATCTCTGGGGACTGCAGGGCAAAGGTAATTGATTGGAAGGTATTTCTAGGCCAAGCGCGAAGCTGAATTAGGCGATCTGCTACATCCTCGACATCCGCTGAATTTTTTAGATAGCTATTAAATTGCTCGGCAAATAACCCGTATTCGGCTTGAGAGTCTAAATCTTGAGCCGTATAGGAGCTATTAAAATTGTTGCCATAGTCCATAATTATTTTATTGCTCAAATCGCCTTGACGCTGGATTATCCCAATGCCAGAAGCGATGGCGTGAGAAGCGTCTAAGTCTGTGTAACCGTTGGCTAACAAATAATCTTGGCGATGGCTGGCATCGGCGTAGTTGATATTGCCGTTAGCATCTTCATACATATAACCAAGGGCCGAGCTAGCAATTTGATTGATAATTGGGTAAATGACGCTATCGGTAATTTGACGGCTAGCCATTGTGTATTCGCCAGCGTCAATCTCGCCAAGTCCAATATCGCCAGCATCAGACCAAATCTCAGTAGCAGGTTCATAGGTTGCCCAAGTTTCAGCTGGTGGCAATTCATTCCAACTGGAAAGCAATAGGTCATCTAGCAAGTCGGTAATCTGAGCGCCGTCTAAACCTTCAGCTAAATTGCCGTCAAATATTGCTCTTTGAGTTTTGGCTAATGCGCCTATTGCGGTAATTCTCAAACTTGTAATAACTGCACTTGATCCTGCGCTGCGGACAATTTGCCTTAAGTCTGAAACGCGACCGCCAAAAATAGCCACATAAGCGCCAGTCGTATCTTTTACTTCAATGGTTACTGCTGTGTTAATACCAAAATCATAATTAGTTCCATCGGTATTTATGACTTCTAGTGAGCAATATCCTGCTGGAGTAGGTGAGTTTATATCCTGACGGCCAGAGGTAATAGTTAGGTTGCTTAAAGTTACTGAAGTTAATTCATCGCCATTGACTAAAATCTTCCAATCGGGAGTCCAAAGGGTCATAGGATTTGGGCTGAGGTTCTCAAATCGCCAGCGCCAGTAGTTCCGCGATTAGTAGAATTGTTTAGCGCCAAGATGACTGCTCTAGTAAAGCCTTCTTCATCTATTGCGCTTGGCGCATTGACATTTATAGTGACACCAGCGTTATTTGCTGCAACTGTCCCAGCAACATTGAAGCCAGAAGGAATGGCGTTACCGCTTGGAACTGCACTTGATGGAGTGACTCTTGGTGTTGTGCTTGTGATAGGGGATGGTGCTGAAACTTTAGGAACTGTAGGAATAGACGCGCTGCTCGGTGTTGATGAAATTCCAAATGGCAATGAAGCCGATGATACTGTGTTAGAACCAGTTGAAGTTGATCCGCTGAAATTAACCTTTTGAATAGTAGCAATATCAGGGCCAGATTTAATTAGATTTAATCCGCGAATGACGGCATTTATGCCAGTTATTGCTGCGTTTATAATAGGCTCTAAAGCGTTTAGTGCAATAGCTACTGCGCTCACAATTCCAGAGGCAACTTTACCAATAATCTTAATAGTATCTGCAAAACCACCAGCTAAGAATGGGACTAAAGTTTCCTTGGCAAAATTGTATAATCCCCTAAAAGTATCTTCATTTTCTTTGACCGATTTAATAACTGGATCAATAGCATTTTTCTTAAAGCGCTCAAATGCTGGAATGGCTGTATCTGTTATAAAAGTCAAAAGCTTCTCAATAATAGGCAATAAAGCTGTTCCAACACTTTCTTTAGCCTCATCAAATGTGACTTTTAATCTTGCAATTCTGCCTTCAAAAGTATTGGCTTGAACTGTAGCTGCTCCACCGAAGGTATCGGCTAATTGTTTAACTGTTCCTTCTAATCCTAGGGTCTTTATTTCGGCAGCAGATAAACCAACGCCTAAACGAGTAAGAGCGCCAGTATTGCCTTCATAAGCTTTACCTAAAGCATTCGATACTGCCTCAACACTTTTACCAGTAGCAGCTGAAATATCTAAAGCTAGGTTCAATAAATCTTGAGACTCGGTTACTGATCCTGTAGCAGTTGCTAGGCGCTGAAGCGCTGGACGCAATTGGTCATCAGCAACGCCAGTAGCCAAAGAAGTTTTGAGAATCTGCTCCTCTACTGCTGCAATCTGAGCCTCGGTCGCACCAGTTACATTCTGTAAGGCATTTGCTAAGCGCTTTTGGGCTGCCTCATCTTCAATAGCTGCCTTAACGCCATCAACGGCTAACTTGACCGCATAGGCCGCTGCTGCTGCCGCTGCTGCTGCGAAGGCTGCTGCTGCAACCTTGCCGAACTTTTCTAATTTACCGCCAAAGCCTTCAACTTCTTTTTCGCCAGCATTAAGGTTCTTTTTTAGATTATCAACATCGGCAAGAATCGAGAGCTTAAGCGTTCTACTGCCAGCCATTACTTATCCCACTCTTTCAATATCTTGGAAAATGCCTCTTGCCATTTCTTAATCAATTCAGGCTGAATCTTACGAAGGGTTGGGTAGATAAAGTAGCCAGCGTTTCCGCGACCTTTGCTTGGTGTTCTTCTGGGGAACTGACGCAAGCGATTACTTCCAAATTCATAACCCGCCCAGAGTTTTTGTGTGCTACCGCCACCAGAAAAGCGCTGACTTGCAAAGCCGTAAGAGAACTCTCCGATTTTAGAACTGGCCGAGACTTTAACGCCTGTTGTAATTCTTCTAACTGCTTCTTGACCAAAAGTCCTTGAGAGCCCATAGGCTTTGATTTCATTTGCTGCGTAAGTAGCCAGCGCGCTAGATTCGCGTTTAGCTTGGCTAACGGCTTCGTCATCCATCGCTTTAAATGCGGAAATGATTGAGCGGAGCTCGCGCTTGTCATAGCTGATTGGTAACTCATCTGCCACCGCTACGCTCCTTTAATATATCTATGGCCGTNANTACTTGGTCNATATCTGTCCAGTAAGGCATNGGAATCCCAGTTGCGATAGCAATCTCGATGATTAGTCGGTTGATGCTTCCGGGCTCGTAACTTTTGGGCTTTCATCTCCAATCGTCATTTCCTCAACTGTCAGCTCCCAAATCTCTTGGGACTTGGTTGGCTTTCCTGCTGCTTCGCGCTTATACGCAAAGTAGGCAAGGTCTAAGAAGTCCGCTTGCTGGTAGGCCGAGATATCCTTCATTGAATAAATCGACTTACCAGTTTTGCGTTCCCACTTAGCCCATTCTGGCAAGCCAGCTTGGTAAGTAGCTGATTCGCCTGAGCTGTATTTAATTGTGATTGAAATTTTCATAGCTCCCGATGCTCCGATCTCTTAGCTGAAGGTCTCTGTTGGTGTTCCAATTACTGTCATCGTCCAAGTGTCGGTAAGTGCTCCAGGAGCAGCTCCACCAGCAGTTGGAAAGATTGGCAATACTGTGAAAGCAAATACTGCTCCAGTTACTGCGGTAAATGAAACATTGAGTGCTGTGTTAGGTGCAGCTTCTGCATCTGCCCACATTGCTTCGAATAGAGATCCTGTAGCTCCCCAATCCTGAAGTAACTCAATTGTGAAAGTCCATTGCTTATCTACGGACTTATAAGCGCGACCATCAAGGGTTTGATAGGTCTCGATAATTGTGTCGCAGCTTAGGACTGCGCTTGTTGCTTGAGCATCGTATGCGAATGTATCTAATGTAAAGGTCACATCGCGCCCAGTTACTACTGTTGTTGGCATTTGGGTCTCCTTATGTGGTTTGCTCGTAGCGGACGCTCAAGCGAATATCA